CCGCGCCAGCGGCTGGTGATGTGTTCACCGTTGCAGGCGACACGCAAACGTATACGGTTGCAAGCTCCACGGCAACCGTAATCACGATGTACCCAACGGCAAAAGTTGCCTGGGCGGATAATGCAGCACTCACGTTCAAGGCTAGCCATGTTGTTAATCTGGCTTTTCATCGGGATGCGTTTGCGTTTGCGACACGACCACTGGCGGCGACGGATGAGGATCGACGATTGGGCACCATTGTCGAATCGACGTTTGATCCTGATAGCGGGTTGACGCTGCGTTTGGAAGTGACGCGCCAACACAAGCAAACTCGATACAGTTTCGATATCTTGTATGGGGCGCAACTCGTGAGGCGTGAATTGGCTGCGCGGATCGCGGGCTAACTGTCTCAGCGGACAGCGAGGGGGAGTGCCGTGGTTGGTACTGGAGAGGCTGGCCACGGCATTCGCCATGCTGGTGGAGGTGAGCGTGGCAGAAGTTGAGACGATCGCGGTGGTGGATCGGGCGGGGAATGCGCTGGTGATCAATGCGGCGGATTTTGATCCAGAGCAGCATGCGAAGCCAGGACAGAAGAAAGCGGGACGGGCCACGATACGGAAACCGGTACGCAGGCAGGTCGGTGACTGATGGCGGTGTCTACGCTGGTGGCGACGGCGGGCGCGGCAAACGCAAACACCTACTGCACGCGGGCGGATGCGGATCAGTATGATGCCGATCATCCGCAATCCGGCACAACGTGGTCGAGTGCATCCGGAGACGAAAAAGATCAGGCGTTGCTGATGTCCACGCGGCTGCTGGATCAGCATGTGGACTGGACGGGGGCGGCAGCGGATTCCGTGCAGCGGTTGAACTGGCCCAGGACTGGGATGTGGGATCGGAACGGGTACGGGCTGGATTCGGATGCGGTGCCTGCGGGACTCCGAGATGCCACGGCGGAATTTGCGAGGCAGGTGATCGCTGAGGATCGCATGGCGGATGATGCGATATCCACCAAGGGGATCACGGGGCTAAAGGCTGGCCCAGTTAATTTGCAGTTTTCTGGGCGCGGCGGGCCAAAGGTGGTCCCTGATGCGGTGTTTTTTTTGCTGGCTCCGAGTTGGGTGTATACCCTGCGGAAGCGGCAGCAATTAACTGCGTGGCTGGTGCGGACGTGAGCATTGCGAATGCGATCCATAGTGCCGTATCTGTGGCGCACAGCGTGACCAATTCCGGCGGGATGCAGGTGACGTTTACGCGGGAGCCGACATCCGCCACCCTGGATAAAAATGGCAGGCCATCTCGTGGGTCAGCGGTCACCATGACGGGGCTGCTGCATGACGTGGTGGCGCGTGTACTGGACGATCGCGGGAATGAACGGACATCCACCACGCAGCTGGTGGTGTTAGGGAAAACCGTATTCGATCCACAGGACAAAATTACGCTGCCGGGATCGGTGGTCCGGCCACTGCTCCGGTGTGATGCAATGGTGGATTCGGCGGATCAGCCGTATGTGTCAGTGTTGTATTTTGCGTAATGGCTACTATGGCGGAAGTGACGGCGTATCTAGTGGCGCAGAGTGTGGCGACGGCTGTGGGCACGGATCTGTTTGAGGATGCGCTGCCGGAGACGGTGCCAGACACTGCGATCGCGGTGATTTTGACGGGTGGGCCAGCGGGGGAGAAGGAGTTTGGCGCAGCCGGGATCGGGCGGGAGTTTCCAGGGATTCAGGTGCTATCGCGTGCGGCCAGTTATGACACGGCGCGGGCGAATGCGCAGGCGGCATCGGATGCGCTGGGGCGAGTTGATGCAGAATCCCTGTCTGGTGTGTTTTATGAGCAGATTGAACCGACGCCGCCATTCCTGCTAAAAGTGGATCGGAGTGAGCGGCCAGTCTATGCGCTAAATGCCAGACTCGTCAAGGATCCATCATGATCAGGCCATGCACGAAGTGCGGAGCAGGCAGCGACAAGCAGCACGAGCATGCGGGATTCGGGGGCGTGTCGATCGTGCTGTGTAAGGTGTGCGGCGCAGAAAGAACGGAGAAGCCATGAAGGTGTATCGGGCAGTGGTGGGGCTGAATTATCCTGACGCGGATGGGCTGGCGCTGATTAAAAAGGCTGGCGGTGTGTCGAAATTGACGGCGGACGATCGTGCCTCGATCTCCGAGATTCGCGTGGAGGCTGGTGCGGTCTGTGAGGGGCTACCGAAATCCGCACAAAAATGGCTGCAGAAAGATGGCTATATCACAGCGGATGACGGGGCTGCTGCGGATGCTGACTAGCTATCGGTGGGGGAGGATTGACTGATGGCGAAATACGGAGCGAGTAGCGTTGGGTTTATATTGGTCGGTGGGCGGTCGCTGGCTGGGGTGATTTCAACGCTGACGTACAAGGTGCAGACGACCACAGAATCCACGGGATCGCTGGGGGATGCGTGGGCGGAAGCTACGCCAGTGGGGGTGCGGTCTGCTACGCTCACGCAATCTGGTTGGTTTGATGATGCGACGAATTCCGTGGTGACGGCGCTGGTGGGGAATGAGGCCACATCGCAGATCGTGTCAGTGGCTCCAGCGGGCGGGACGATCGGCACGGATTTCACGGGGTTTGAAGGCGCGTTTGGGGGGCAGGTCGATCGGCTGATCGAGAAGGATGCGCTGCACAAACTGAATTGCACATATACGATTTCTGGCGCGGTCGAGGATGGGACGATCCTGCATGCGCTGGGGGCGGAAACCGCCACGGGGAATTCCGCGTCTCAGGATCAGACTGCCTCCTCCTCTGATGGGGGATCTGCGTATTTGCAGATTACGGCAGTTAGTGGATCAAGCCCCACCCTGGATGCGAAGGTGCAGCATTCAGCGGATAATTCCAGCTGGGCGGATCTGATTTCGATGACGCAAGCCACCGCGCTGGGGGCGGAACGGAAAACGGTGACGGGCACGGTCAATCGGTACGTCCGTGCGAATTTCACAGTGGGCGGGTCGAGTCCATCATTCACGTTCATGTTGGGCTTTTATCGTGGGTAGGTAAGGGAGGGAATTGTGGCGAAATACGGTCCAAGCTCAGTAGCGATTACGCTGGACGACAGCGGCGGCACAGCGCGGAATCTGTCGCAGTACATTACCAGTTTTGGCGGGATTAAAATCAACGCAGGCATGGTGGACTCCACGGGCTTCGGGGATTCGTGGAAGGAGTCACTCAGCACGGGCGTGCGATCGATGGATGATATATCGATCGAGGCGTGGTATGACGATACCAGCAACACCACGGATGCCGTGCTGGGCGATGTGGCAAACGGGCCAGCGGATCAGCAGAAGACGCTGGTGGTGACCTACGGCGGATCGAAGACGACCACGGTGGAAGGGTGGATCGTCGATTATGAGCGGGTGCTGGATCGGGATTCGCTGCACGTTGTGCGGGCCACGTTCCGGCCATCTGGCGCAGCAACAGAAGCCTAAAAAGGAGCAGGTATATGTGGACTAAACCAACAGCACAGCCGATCGCGTTGAATATGGAAGTATCTCTGTATGTAACGCAGGATTGAGTGTTTTTTTGGGGGGGGGCGAACGGCAGAGCGATGGCGGTGGCTGTCGGTCTGCCGTTTGTTTTTTGTGATGGCTGACACGGGCATGACGGTGGATGCGGAGGCGTTGATCCGGGCGCTGCATAAACTCGCAGGATCGGTCGGGGAGCATTCGGTGCGGGTGCTGAATACGATCGCGGAGCCACGAGCGGAGCAGATGCAGCAGCGCACCCCAGTGATGTCTGGGGATTTGCGGGGCACGGTGCGGCCAGAGCCAGCCAAAATGCTCAAGCGCGGGCCACAGGTGCGGTGGACGGCGGGCGGCGCAGCGGCGTTGTATGCGTTAAGGATCCATGAGGATCTGTCACTGTCGCATGAGGGTATGGGCGTGTACTATCCATCAAAGGGGGTCCGGCGGGAATACGAAAAACGTGGGCAGGCGCGTTTCCTGGCGTCGGTCGTGGAGGAGGAGGCAAAGGCGATGGAGCAGGAGTTTGCGGCGGGGATTGCGGCGGTGCTGGAAACATTCAAGGCGGGACAACTATAAGGAGGGATCATGCTAGTTTCAGAGATTATCGAAAAGGTGGAAATACCACACGAAGCGGGGCAGTGGGTCGAGCTGCGGAAGCTGTCATTTACGGCGCTGGAGGAGGCGGGGAAAGTCCGGCAGCGGAAGGGCGTGGCGGACGTGCGGGAGATGGGCGGGGATGTGTTTGAGGCGATTATGCGATCGTCTAAAAAACAGACGGACGGTGAGGAGGGGCAGGAACGGGATCGGGTGGAATCGTACGACTGGGAGACGTTGATCGGGAAGGCGGTGGTGGGGTGGTCTTACGACAAAAAGCCGACGCCAGCATCGATCCGGGATCTGGACAGTCGCACAGCCCGCTGGTTAGTGACGGAGATTTGCGATCGGAATCCACTGGAGGATGAGGAGGCAGCAAAAAACGTTTAAAGGCTTTGCATCGTGCGCTGAACGGCGTGCCGGGAGCAGAGGCACCATCGGCGTGGATTATTTCGCGGATCTGTGAGGAATTCCACTGCACTCCCAGCGTGGCGATCGCGGAGCTGGAGCAAGATTATAGGCGGCTGATTTTCGAGATCATGCGGATGCGTGTATACGCGGCAGCAAAGTCGAGATTTGACAACATGTCCAAGGGAGAAAAGTTGGATGATGTGCCAATGATCGAGGATGTGATCCGGAACGAAGTGGAGATCGTGAAGGGGGAGTAATGTCTGTAAACGTGGGCACGATCGATGCGTTGTTCCGGCTGCGGGATGAGTTTACCCCACAGCTGCGGAAGGCGATGGAGGGCGCAAAGGGGGCCACGGCGAAGCTGGCAGGGATCTCCAAAAGTGCGCGGCGGGTGGGCACCCAGTTGTCTGCCGGGGTCACGTTGCCGATGGTCGGGGCGGCAGCAGCAGCGTTTAAATTCTCCACGGATCTCAATGAGTCAATGGCGAACGTGGCAACGCTGATCCCTGGGAACGTGGAGCGTGTAAAAGAACTAAAAACAGCCGTGCAGGATATGGCGCTGGAAACGGGGAAATCAACCGGGGATATTTCGGAGGGGCTGTATCAGGTTATTTCGGCATTTGGAGATGGAGCTGACACGGCGGGGATCCTGAAAACCAGTGTGGAGGCGGCGGCGGCGGGGATGGCAACCACATCCGATGCCATTGCACTCACCAGCGCAGTCACGAAAGCGTACGGAACCACCACAGCGGAGGGGGTGAGGCAGGCAGCGGATCTGGCGTTCACCACGGTCAAGCTGGGGCAGACGAGTTTCCCTGAGTTGGCAGGGGCGATCGGAAAGGTTGCCATTTCATCATCTGGATTGAAGATCACGCAGGAGGAATTGAACGCGGTATTTGCCACGATGACGGGAGTGACTGGTGGGGCAGCGGAAGTGTCTACCCAGTACCGTGGGGCGCTGGTGGGACTCAAGAAACCGTCAGACGCGATGTTTGTGGCGCTGGACCGGTTGGGGTTTAAGACGGGTGAGGCAGCGATTGAAACGCTGGGATTCCAGGGGACGCTGGAGGCGCTGACTACGCAGACGGGTGGCAATACCCTGGAGATGGCGAAGCTGTTTGATTCCACGGAGTCCTGGGATTTCATTGCCGGGATCGCGGGCGTGCAGGCGGAGAAATTCAAGGGCAATCTGGAGGCGATGGAAGGAGCCACCGGGACACTCGGGGAGGCGCTGAAGGAGCAGCAGGAAGGTGTCAATGCGGCGGGGTTTGCCTGGGAAAAACTCAAGCAGCGATTTGTGGTCACGGGGCAGCAGATCGGGGATGAGCTAGCCCCATCGTTCAATGAGTTGCTGGATATCGTGCAGGCGCATGTGGTGCCAGCAGTGCGGGCGCTGATCCAATGGTTCCAGGATCTGGGGCCAATGGCGAAAAAAGCCACGATCGCATTTGGGGCATTGGCGGCATTCGCTCCAGTGCTGCTGGTGATCGTGGGGCAGCTAGGGATGGCGGCGACGGCGGTGGTGGCATTCGGGCTGACGCTGAAAGGGATCGCGCTAGTGGTGGCGGGGGTGTCGGGGGTGGCACTGGCGCTGGGGTTGGTGTTTGCTGGCTGGAAGTTTGCGAAATGGATCAGCCAGACAGACGCATTTCAGCGGGGACTGATTAAGCTGAAGCATGCGCTGGGGTTTGTCTCAGACGCGGAACGGGAGGCTGCACTGGCGGCGGTGGAGCTGGAGGCGGGGCTGGGGGGTGTCACACTCACGGCGGAGGAAGTGCGGACGGCGTTGGGGGATGCTGGCGCGGAGGGGTCAGTGCGCGATCTGCAGACGGCGATGGAAAATTTCACCGTGGTCGGGGGGTTGGCGCGGGATGAGATGGTGCTGGTGGCAACCCGAGCGATCGAGCTACGTGATGCGAATGAGGAGCTAACCCCAGAGCTGGAGAACGTGGTGCGGTGGTTTGAGGCGGAGGAAGCGGAAGCCGCAGCCGCAGCCGCAGCCGTGGCACAGCAGGAAGCAGCCACGCAGCGGGCAAAGGAAGCAGCCGCAGCCGCAGCGGTGGAGATTGAGCGGCAGGCAGAAATCACGAAGCAGCTGGAGGAGGATACGGAATCGCTGCGGGTGCAGCTGTCGGGGGAGGGACTGCTGCGGGATCTGGATTTGCTGGAGGCAGCGTGGAAGGATCTGACACCGGAACAACGTGAGAATCGGCACGTAATGGAGCGGGCGCAAGCGGCAGCGGTGAAGCTGGCGGATGAGGGGATCATGCCGCTGGATGATGATTTGCGCGGGTTGGTGGAGGCGCACCAAGCGGCGCAGGTCGCTACGGAGGACACGGCGATTGAGCTGACTGATTTGGAAAAGAAGGCCATTTCCGTGGCAGAGGAATTGTCTGGGAAGAATCTGCGGTTTGAGGTTGAGGCGCTGACTGAGGGATTCAAACTGGCCACAGAGGAAGCGGAATTATCAGAGTACCAATTTAGAGATTTGGGGAGGCAGGCGAGTGAGCTGAAGCGGAAGGGCGCGGAGTTGTCACCGGAGCTGCATGCGGTGGCGTATGCGTTTGAGGAGGCAGAGATTGCAGCACATGCCACAAATGAGGAATTAGAAGAAAGTTTTAGCCTATTTGGATCTCTGCAGAATTCAGCGAAGGGGCTGGTGCAGGGGCTGACGGGCGGGCAGGGACTCAAGGGATTTTTCTCTGGGATCGGCACCGGGATCGTGGAAGGGATCGGCAATATTCTTTCCGGTGGCGTTCAGGCGTTAGTGCAGGAGGGCATCAAATTTGTAACAAAGGGTTTGGTGGCTGTGGGGGAGTTGATCGGGGGGTTGTTCGGTCGTGACAAGCAGGAGAATTTAAAGCTGACGGCTGAGCGGATGTGGGGGATCGTGCTGACAGACACAGCCGCAAAAGCAGCGGCTGACATGGCGATTACGGTTGGGGATGATTTCGCTGGTTTGCTGATGTCACTGAAAACCGTGATTGATGAGGCTGGTGGAGTGATGCGGGTTGGTTTTGAAAACGTGACACGGGCGGCGCGGGATACTTTTTCAGCAATGGAGCAGGGCAAACTGGACGCCGATGAAGCATTGCGAGGATTGCTGCCAGTGCTGGGGGATCTTGCGCTGACATTTGATCAGGCGGGGCTAGAAGGTAAGGAAGC